AATACTCCATTAACCGCTGCTGAGTTGAACCGACAATTTATTGCTGAGAGTAAAGCAGAATTAAATGCTCAAGCAAATGACGGCGTGGGCACTGGTGATTACGGTGATGACTATTCAAAGCCAGAGCCTCCAAAATCTGCACAGATTGCAGGTTCTGATGGATTTGATGACGGAGGCGAGGACAGTATAGTTTCAAAACCTACAGATTCAGAAAATACTATGACTGCTGGGGGCAAAGCAACAAAGGCTAGTGATAAAGCTGCTATATCTGGATTGACAGCCCAACTTGACACAATTAGCATTGATCCTAGACCAAATCAGTTAAGTAATTTTGCTAGTTTTACATATAACCTTGCTCTATATATGATGGGCCCTAAACGATATGTTGAACTGTTAAAAAGCCCTACTAGTGTAGCAAATATTCCTAAACAACTGCTAATGAGAAGTGGTGGAGTTGGCAACGACGGCGGTGAAAACTTTGGCGTAGATTTTTTTATTGATAATCTGCAAATGAAAAATATGGCAACTTCGCCAAATAATAACACAAATAATACAAACGCTGTTGAAATTAGTTTTGATATTACCGAGCCAATGGGTATAACGCTTATTGAACGTTTAAAAAACGAAGCAAAGAATTCTCTTGAAGAAGGTGAAAATTATATTGGTGCGCCATATCTATTGGAGATAACCTTTAAAGGGTATGATGATTCTGGTAAAGAGATAGTAGGTGAAATTAAACCCAAGTATGTTCCTATTAAAATAATTGACCTGCGTTTTAAATTAGAGTCTACTGGCACGGTATACAAAGTCAAGGGAGTGCCTTATCATCAAGATATTCTTAGTTCAATGACAAGTACTATTCCGATTAATGTTCAAGTAAGCGCAGGAACAGTTAATGACATCTTTGGTGGAACTGCACAACAGTTTAACTATGAAAAAGAGACGGTTCTGGAGCAAGAGATCGACGATGATGGTGAAGAGATAGGATCAACTCTTAAAGACACAGGTAAAATGAAAACTGTTCTTGGAGAATCAGCTTCATCATTGGTAGACGCGGTTAATAATTTTTTTATAGCACAAACTAAACCCAGTGAAAGCAAAGACCCTAAAAAGAAGGGTACAACTAATCCTCCTGACGCTGAAATTGCAGAAAAATGGAGTTTTGCTATATCTCCTGAAATTTCAGGTGCTAAACTAGTTGGGTCAAGGTTTGACGCCTTAAATACTCCACAAAAAACAAGCAAGGTATATAAGCAGGCCTCTGCTGGACTTGCTAACAAAGTAAACTTAGACTCAAAAACAAATCTGTTTAAAATTAATGCGTCAACAAATGTAATTTCACTAATTAATTATATTATAGTAGCAAGTGAATACATTAATTCGAACATAGTTACGGATCTCGATAGTATAGACCCAAAGGCTCCACTTGAAAACAAAGAAATTAGATGGTTTAAGGTTGTGCCACAAATTACCGAATATTTAGGATGGGATAAAAAACAAGCTCGATATAAGTTTCATGTTACTTGGACGGTGATCACTACAGGTATGTACTACAGTGACTTTCCCTGGGCTCCACAAACTAAGCCCAAAGGAGAAGGAGTACATAAAATGTACGACTACATCTTTAGCGGGCTTAATACAGAAGTTACTGATCTGCAAGTATTTTTTGATTCGGCGTATTATCAAGCACATACTATTGGTACTGGTATTAAAGAAGCCGACAAGGATAAATCTAACTTAGCTCCAAAGTCTAAGTCCTTGCCACAAAGCAAACAGGGCCAGGGTATTATTAATGACGAAACAGATACTAAGAAACGCGGTAAAGATCTAATGAGTAATCTAATGTTTGACGGTGCAGACATGATACAACTTGACATGGGAATACTAGGGGATCCAGCGTTCTTGCCAGTAGGTGATGCATTCTTTCAACCACAGGGAAACAAAGATTCAGTTTACAATGATGCCTTTCTTCCAGACGGGACTATTAACTATGACTTAACTCCGCCGTATATCCAACTTAATTTAAAGACTCCAACAGACTATGACGAGATATCTGGACTTATTGATTTTTCTAGAGAAAAGAACAAATATGGAAGTAGCGAGTTTAGCGGAGTATATAAAGTAATCTCAACAACAAGCACTTTTGTTGGCGGCAGATTTGAACAAAAACTCATGGCTGTTAGAGAAAAAATGCAGCCTATTAAAGGCAAAATAGCTAGAAGTGCAGAAAGTTTGCAAGAACGGGAAGACAAAGCTGAGATAGATAATGCTGATGCGGCAGACAATTTATTTAACAGGTTACTATCTGGTAGAAATCCGTTAGAATCATTAATAAGTCAAGGAACTACCTTATTGTCCACTGTGGGCGATAGTATCGTTACTGGGGTTCAGGCTAATAGGTTACAAAGGTTGGCTGACGAGAATGATCAAGGACAATTTGAAGAAGGCATTGGTGATGAAGAACCACCTTTGTTATTAGACAACAACAGAACTATCACTATTAGTGACATAGCAAATATATTCAAGGAATAACGATGGCAAGAAGTAGAGATTTTGGTAGTGGAGCAAAAGGCGGCGATGCTGATTTTCAAACTCAAGACACTCGTGGTGTAAGAGAAGAGAAAGGCATTGTTATTGGTATAGTTAAGCTTAATGCTCACCCTGCTAGCATGGGTAACCTTGAGGTTTTCGTTCCTACCTTTGCTGACAAAAGCACCCCAATCAGAGAAAATCAAAAATCCCAGTGGCGCGGTGTAAAATACTGCACCCCATTTTACAGCAGAGCTGAAGTACAAGGGTCTGGTGATGGTTCCGTAACCACAAAAAATACTGCTGGTATGGTTTACCCTTGTCCTGATATAGGAACTAAAGTTTTATGCTTCTTCCCAGAAGGTAGAAACCAGGACGGGTTCTGGTTTGCTTGTGCGCCTGACACTTATATGATGCAAAGTTTGCCCGAGTCTGCTATGACAGAAAATGTTACCACACAACCAGGACAGATTAGAGGAAAACTAGCACCAGGCGGCGAGTTTAACGACAAAGATAGCCCTACAGACAAGATAACAAATTATTTAACTCCTAAAAGGTCCTTTGACACCAATACACATAGTAGACTTAAAACACAGGGGTTGGATCAAGATGAGGTCCGTGGACTAACCAGCAGCAACTATATGCGTGAAACTCCCAGTGAACTCTTTGGTATTACAACCAAGGGCAGACGCATTGACAAAAATGGTACCGATGTTGCAGACAATAAAAATATTATTGGCAAGTTAAAAAACAATACTGACTTAACTAAATCAGAAGCAGATGCAGTTGAAGGAAGAGTTGCTAGGAAACACGGCCACAGTCTTGTAATGGACGATGGTGATATTGAGGGTAACAACAACCTTATAAGATTTAGAACTGCCGCTGGTCATCAGATATTATTGCACGACACAGAAGATTTAATCTACATTGGCAACAGTAAAGGTACCTCCTGGGTACAAATGGATGCATCAGGCCAGATTGACATTTATAGTCAGACTAATATTAACCTGAGAAGTAAAAGCATTAACATGCATGCTGACTCCAGTATTAAGATGCATGCCGGAAATAATATTCAACTAGTAGCAGGAAAAACACTGCAACTAGAAGGTGGCACACTTGCTCACATGTACAGTGATGGGCAAGCACAAATGTATGGTGCAAAGAGCATTGACATTAAAAGTGGGTCAACATTAAATGTAGAAGGCAGTAAAGTAGGAATTAAAGCAAGTGGCAACATGGATCTACAAGCAAGGTGTTTGGCATTACAAGGGACTGCCTCAGGTGCTGCAAAGCAAACCGCTGCTCCTAAACTTGATAAAGCAGACACAAAGATTAACACACAGGGTTTCTGGGAATCCACCGGCACACTTAAGACTACAGTAGACAGAGTCCCTACACACGAGCCTTTTGCTGATCATAAAGTTATTACACAAGAATCAGTGTTAAGGTCAGTGCAAGTTGGTAAAATTCCTACAAGCGGAACTGTTGAACTTAACAAGCCTAAACAGCCTACAAAAACCGCAAGCACTGGTATTGAGCAAACTAAACAAGTTGCAAACAAAGAAACAGTATCCGCTGCAACAATTTTAAAACAGCCGGATGTTGGTATTAACGTAGGTAAATTACCTAGTAATACTATTAAAAATGTAGCCGCCGCCACAGTTGAAAAAGCAGGCAGTGGAGGATTGCTAACGCATATTGATCCAGTAACTAGTGCTGTTGGCAAATATGGTACCAGTGCAGAATCACTGGTTAAGAACGGATTTGTAAAACCCGAAACATTCTTTAACGGTGAACTTGCTAACCCCCGTATGTGGCAAGGCAAACTCGGCATTGACAGTTTAGATGCTTTCATGGATGCAGAGAATATCCAGGAAGATTTATTCTTAACAGATGTTGTGGATGATTACCAGGATGCAATATTCAGCGGTGCAATTCAGGATGACGATGATGAAGATACTATTGCTGGGATGGTCATGGTTACCCGCGCCACTAACGCAGAAGTTGCAGGAGACTTTCGTGAAGGTAGAATTATTAAACCTCAGCCGATTGTAGGAACAGTAAATATCACACAAGACAAAGACATGTCTAAAGAACTAACTGGCTGGTTCCAGAAAGGAGCTGCGGCTTCTAATATGTCAAAAAGTACTGACAGCGTTGGTTATACAGACAACTGGTACAGTGATATTAGTCAAGATGATGTAAAAGAAGAATGGGATGTCGTTAGCTCTACAAATAATACAACTGTAACTGGTGGTGAATCTACAACCGTAAGTGCCTCAGCACAACAAGAAGCAGCAAGAGTATCTAGCCTTCAGCAACAAGCAGACACTGCTCAGAGGAGACAGGCAGCAATAGATAATTTTAGAAGATCATCTGGGTTGTCAGGAGGTGCGTTGATCCGTGCATTTAACAACGAAGTGCGTAGCGGAAGAATTACCTTTTAAAGGAGAGATATAAAATGACAAAAGTATACGAAAACATGAACGAACTAGTAACAGAGTTCTTAAACAAAGCAGCTAATAAAGACTGCGGGAAATATAAATTACCAGAAAGCACTTGTAGACAATGGACTCATGACAAAGGATCCAAATACCACTACCATAGTTCAGGATATTATCCAGATCAATCTACATTGTATTTTGCGTTTGACAATTACAATGATGTATATCAGGATTATTTTGCTAAAAATGTTAGTGTAAATTCTATAGAAAATGCAGGTGGTAGGAGCAATTATCCACAGCCAGTCACATTAGGAGAAAACGAAGGCCTGCCGAATTACTCATTTGAAGCAGAAGTAGATCATAACAGCACCACATCAACGACTGTATCATACACTAATACGGTGTCAGTAGGCGTGAAAGTAATGCTTGGAAATGACACAATGCCTATGCACGGTGAAGTTGATGTAGGTTACTCATATTCAACAACCACAAGTCATACCAATGAAGAATCAAACGGTCAATCCAGTAAAGGAATCACCACTTGGCATTGGGATGAAAGTCCAGACGTATATCCAGAAGGGTTTCAATTGTTGTGGGGAGTAAATCGTTACCAACTTCGAACCAATCCAGATGCACAACTTGTTACAACATACACTATTGATGCAACAAACGGATTTAAATTTGCTATTAATTGTGGTTATAAGAGATCAGACAAAACACATCACACAACGCTATTTGTAACGCTGAAGCCTTCAGATCTAGGTTATACTAGTAATGAATTTAAAGTTAAAGTACCAACAAAGTATGACGTTGATTACTATGATTCGTTTCCAACAATACAAAAAAAGCCACTTGGATACATTGGATAACCCAACGTAAAAGGAGAGATATAAAATGGCAATGTATAGAGGTTTTAGTACAGTACAAGGAAGTTTCGCAGCTACTAGAGTAGTGGACGGAGACTTGATTAAACGTGACTTGCTTAACGCCTTTGCTATACGCAAGGGTGAGAAAGTCGGATCTCCGGCATATGGCAGTGGGGTTCTAGACCTGGTCATGGAGCCATTGACTGAAGAAGTAAAAAATTTACTTATTGAGGAAGTTACAGCAACTATTAAACAAGATCCCAGGGTAGCATTACAACAACTTGTTATTGATGAGTACGAAAACGGGCTTCAAGCACAAATAAACCTAGTTTATGTGCAAACTAACCAATCTGAGGCTCTAGTTATCAATTTTGATAGACAAGACGGCACAGTAAGTTAACCTTTAATAGTAGTAGTTTATTACGCCTATAAATACATTATAGGAAGGTAAATCTATGGCACATACTACACGATCAAGCAATTTGTTTGCTACTGAAGACTGGAAAAAAGTTTACGAATCATTCAAGGAAATTGACTTTCAGAGTTACGATTTCCAGACTATTCGTAAGAGCATGGTTGACTATTTGCGCAACTACTATCCAGAAGATTTTAACGATTACATTGAATCCAGTGAATATGTAGCACTTATTGATATGATTGCTTATGTTGCACAGAGTTTGAGTTTTAGAACAGACTTAAATGCTAGAGAAAACTTCCTTGAAACAGCAGAGCGTAGAGACAGTATTCTCCGCCTTGCTAAGATGCTCAACTACTTCCCCAAGCGTAGCCAAGTTGCCCGCGGACTATTAAAGATTGATAGTGTATCTACAACAGAAGTTATCATTGACAGCAATGGTAACAGTCTTGAGAATACAGAGATTTTTTGGGGAGATGAAACTAATCCAGACTTCCTAGAACAGTTTACTACTATTATGAACGCTAGCATGGTTAAGACACAGAGATTTGGTAATCCTGCTCTTAAAACTACTGTAGGCGGTATCCAGGTACAAGAATACAATATTAGCACAGTGCCTAATACTATCCCAGTGTACGATTTTAGAAACGATGTGAGCACACAAGAGTTTCCTTTTGAAATTGTTAACGGCACCTACAGTGGCACAGATTATTTGTACGAGGTTTCACCTAAACCTGGTAGTACTATTAATACAATCTATAGAAACGACACTCGTGGATTTAACAGTGTTAACACTGGCTTCTTCTTCTACTTTAAACAAGGCACATTACAGACACTGGATTTTAGTGTTGACGAAGCATTACCAAACCGTGTTGTTGAAGTTGACGTTAACGGTGTTGAAAACAACGATGTGTGGTTATATGAACTTGATAGCAATGGTCGCGAAAGCACTAGATGGACAAAGATTCCTGCTGTTACTGGCAACAATGCTATCTTTAACAGCCTAAACAAAGACATTAAAACACTGTACAGCGTACAAAGCCGTAGTGCAGATAGAATTAGTCTTGTATTTGGTGACGGGGTATTTTCAAATATTCCCAAAGGTAACTACAGAGTTTATTTCCGTGTTGGTAATGGATTTACATATAAGATTAGCCCAGCAGACATGGACAATGTTGCATTAAGTATTCCGTATGTAAGTCACAGCGCACAGGTTGAAACACTTACAGTGAATATGAGCTTAAAACAGACTGTAGCAAATGCTAGTGCTAGAGAAAACTTAAACGATGTTAAAGCTAGAGCACAACAGCAATACTACACACAGGACCGTATGGTTACTGGTGAAGACTATCAGATTTATCCTTTTACTAGTTACAACAATATTATTAAAAGTAAAGCCGTTAACAGAACCAGCAGCGGCGTTAGTCGTTACTTGGATGTTAGAGATACAACTGGTAAGTATAGTTCAACCAACATCTTTGCTGAGGACGGAATATTTTATAGAGAAGACACTAGACCTACATTTAGCTTTACCTTTGTAACTGACAGTGATATCAGCAATACACTATCAACCAGAGTTGAAACTGTAATGCAAGCCAAGCCAATGTATCACTACTTTCTGGAAAACTATGAAAGAATTGATTTAAGTAGCCTTGGTGTTACCTGGAATCAGACAACAATTGGCACTGGTGTTTGCACTGGATATCTTAAAAATAGCACCGGCAATCCACAAACTGTGAGCAGTTATACCAGCAGTAACTTAAAGTACTTCAAAGAAGGAACACTTGCTAAGTTTACTGCACCAGCAGGCTATGTATTTGATGTAAACAATAATCTAATACTTGGAGTTTCTGGCGCATTAAACACAAAAAGTTATATCTGGACAAGTTGCAGTAACCTAGTTGATGATGGAACAAACCAGGGTGCAGGAAATCTAGCATCAGGCGTGGGCCCAGTAACGCTCACTGAAGTTATCCCAAATACTGCACAATTAGAACAAATTATCTATCCCTGGAATACTAGTTTTACTAGCACTGTTAGACAAACAATTATTGACAGTATCAGTAACTATAAAACCTTTGGGTTAAGATATGACAACGATACACAAGCCTGGGCAGTTATTACAGGAACCAATCTTAACCAAACAACAACATTTAGTTTACAAAATGCTGGAGATACAACTGGATTAAACCAGGATGCAAGTTGGTTGTTCTTGTTTACAAACGATGGTGAAACTTATACAGTGTCACACAGAAGTTTAGAGTATATCTTTGAAAGTTATCTTGAAACAAGATTCTACTTTGACAAAGACTTAAAAATCTTTGATCCAAGAACAGGCAAAACTATTAAAGATAAAATTGTTATGCTTAAAGTTAACAGTTTGCCAGATTCAAACACTGCATTTGGACAGGACTATATTATGAATGTAGACGACACAGTAATTGAAGATGACGGATATATTCTAACAGAGCGAATTAAAGTAACATTCCCTGACCAGGACAGCGACGGCGTTATCGATGACCCAGATGTTTTTGATGTAGTGGTGTCACCTGATACTTCATCATCAACTAAAATTGTTTTTTATAAAACATATTTAGATAACAGTGGCTATACCAGATACGAGCCAGTGGCCAGCTCTAGCGTTGAAAGCAGTTATACTACATTGACTGCAATTACTGCGGTTAAAGACACGTACAGTAGCGGACAGATCTTTTATGCATCCAGCACTGGTAGTTTTTACATTCTATCAGTAAACAGTGTTAACCAGAAAATCTTAACACAGACAACAGGATATGTAACCAAGGTTGGCAGAGACAATCTACTGTTCCAGTACACACATAACAGTCCAAACAACAGACGCATTGACCCAAGTCCAAGTAACATTATTGATTTGTTCTTGTTAACAAAAGTTTATGACACTGACTACAGAAACTGGATTACAGATATCACAGGCACAGTAACAAAGCCCACAAAGCCAAGCACAAACGAATTAAGAGATGCATACGGTGATCTGGAAAATTACAAGAGTGTCAGTGATGCTATTGTGTTTAACAGTGTAAAATACCGTCCATTATTTGGTGACAAGGCAGACACAGAATTGCAAGCAACGTTTAAAGTAGTAAAGAATACAGCAACATTAATCAGTGATAACGAAATTAAAGCCCGTATTATTGAACAAGTTAACAAATACTTTGCAGTAACAAACTGGGACTTTGGTGATACATTTTACTTCAGTGAACTTGCAGCATACCTGCATAACTCACTAACTCCTGATGTATTGAGCGTTATTGTTGTTCCTAAATCCAGCACAAGCGGCTTTGGTAGTTTGTATCAGATTGCAAGTAGCAGAGATGAAATCTTTATTAGTGCAGCCACAGTTAATGATGTAGAGATAATTGATGTTATTACTGCCGCTCAAATCCAAGCAAGTGGAAATGTGGTAAATACCACTAGTGATATTACTACCACCGAAAGTGTCAGTGGCACTGGTAGTGCAACAGTAATTGAAACAACGACGAACAACTCAACGTCAACAACAACAGCTATCACTGGGGGTTCTAACTACTAATGGCTACAAGAAAAACGCAACAGTTATTACCTGAAGTCTTCCGTACCAGTAAAAACTCTAAATTTTTAAATGCCACAGTTGACCAATTAATCAGCGAAGACAATAAAATAAAAGTCAGTGGCTTTATTGGAAGAAAGAGTGCTGAAAACTTTCAAAAGGGTGACAACTATCTAGTTGAATCTTCAGCGTTCAGACAGAACTACCAGCTTGAGCCTGGTGTGGTATATGAAGATGTTAATGGTACTATTCAGAGTGTGAGCAGTATTAATGACGCACTCAATACTATCAGGTATAACAACGGATCCACTGCAAACCAAGACAGTCTTTATAGACAACAGTATTACAACTGGAGTGGATACGTTGACTTAGACAAGTTAATTAACTATGGCGAATATTTTTGGTTGCCCAGTGGTCCAGATAGTGTTCAGGTTTTTGCAAACGAAGTTGATACAACACAGGATTACACAGTACTAAGAAGTTCAACTAGATTAGATTATAGGTTTGATGATGCTAGTGCTACTCCTAACCCAGTGTTATATCTAGCACGAGGCGGCGAGTATACATTTGATGTTGAACAGCCTGGCATTCCTTTCTGGATTCAAACTGAATCAGGAAATTCTGGTGTAAGCGTATCACAGAAAAATATCAGCACCAGAGATGTTATCGGAGTAGTTAATAATGGCGAGGACGACGGAACTGTTACTTGGCGTGTGCCACTAGCAGACGACCAGGACCGCTTTACAAGTATGACTGTTGACGCAGAAGTTGATTTTGCTACAGATTTGCCATACAAAGATATTCACAATCAGGTATTGAGTGCTTTCCTAGCGACATACTCAACTGGACTCGACGGCTTAACAGAATTCGATGGTAAAACACTGGTGTTTGCTAACCAGAGTTTAGACGAAAGAGACTGGAATGCCGGCGCACCTTATGATGGTTACGCATTTGATAGCGGTGCCACTGAAGGTAGCGATGGAACATTTGACCCAACAGTGTCATTATCACTTGCTGACAGATACAGTGTTTTTGAAATTGCAATCCAAACTATTGCTGGTGTTGAAACTATTGTATTAAGTAAAATTCAAGACATTACATCAGGTAACAAAGTAAAAGTTAAACAGGGTAGTGTTTACGCTAACCGCGAACTCTGGAAAAATGCAAGTGGACAACTTGAATTAATCCCGGCTATTACTGCTAGTCAAACTGAGTTCTTTTATCAGGATGGTCAGGATGCAACTAGATTTGGTAGAATTCTTCTAGTAGATCAAGGCGCAAGTACTACTATTGATGTTGATCAGGAAATAATTGGCATGTCAACATACACCAGTCCTAATGGTGTAGTGTTTACTAATGGCCTTAAAATTGAGTTTGACTCAAGTGTTACCCCGGTAAGTTATCAAAATAATGTTTACTATGTTGAGGGTGTAGGAACTAGTATTAGACTTGTTGCTGAAACCTCCTTGGTAACACCAGAAACATATGCGATTAGTGAAGTAGAACCCTATGATTCAGAGAACTTTGATGTTGGTGGATTTGAAGCATCATTAAACAGTCCAATAACACAGGATTATATTGTTATTAACCGTGCAAGCCCAGACTTAAATGCTTGGAGCCGCGGCAACCGTTGGTTCCACCGTTCAGTTCTTACAGCAACCGCCGCTTACAATAATTTTACTACAGTTATTGACGACAACCAACGTGCAAAACGTCCTATCATCGAATTTGATGCTGGGTTAAAACTTTTCAACATGGGCATAACCAGTCAAACTCCGGTTAGCGTTGTAGATACAACACAAACAGACGCATTTAGTAACGTTAATGGCAAGATTGGATATTTCTCAGACGGTGTTAATTTAACACCAGGGTTAACTATTTGCTTCACAGCTGACCCAGATGTCAAGCAGAACATTTACCAGGTAAGTTATATTGATCAGGATAGCGACACACAGACTGATCCAATCATTAACCTAACACTTGTTGGCACAGTAGGGGACGATGATTGTCTACTAAGCACTTTAGGTGGAAATAATCAGGGCAAGGTATATTACTACACTAGTTTAACTGATTCTTGGACTACAGCGCAACAAAAAACATCTGTTAACCAAGAGCCATTGTTTGATATCTTTGATCCACAGCATGTTAGTTTTAGTGATACAACCAAGTATCCGAGTACTGCATTTGCTGGCAGCAAATTGTTTAGTTATAAGAGAAACACAGCCGCTAGTGCAGACACTATATTAGGATTTGGACTAAGTTATAAAAACATCAACAACGTTGGCGACATATTGTTTGATAATAACTATGTTACTGATACTTTCACTTACACAAAGAGTGACGTTGGTGCTGTAGATGTTATTATTAGAAGTGGTCATGTTCATAGAAATACTGAGATTGCTGGTGTTGTTACCAGGGAACTCAAGAACGGATGGACAAAAGTAATCAGCGAAAGCAGACAATGGCAGCAAGTACAATACATTGTTGATGCTGAACTATACAGTTTTGAAATTGGCGCCCAGCCTAAAACAGACGTTAACCAGGTAACATTAAAAGTGTTTGTTAACGGGGTGTTCCAAACCATTGACAAGTATGTACAACTAACATCTAATGACAAATATTACATCAGCTTTATCGCACCACTTGCGCAGGATGACATTGTTCTTATCAGAGTTTACAGCGACAGTATAACACCACTGGGGTTTTATGAAACTCCTGCAAACCTTGAGAACAATGCCAACAATGATGACTTTGCTAGTCTAACACTAGGCCAATTACGAAATCACTTTGTTGACATTACCAGAGAAATTCCAACCTTTACTGGAAAGAGCCTGGGTACAAACAATGCAAGAGATCTTGACTATAAAAAATATCCTGGAAAGATTCAGCAGCACAGTGCTGGTGTAACTCTTCCGCACTTCTTGCTAGCTCAGGAAAGCAATAACTTGATTGAGTCCATGAGATTTAGCATGGAAGAATATACCAGATTTAAGAATAGATTAATTGACAATGTTAATCAACTTGACATTGATTTAAGAAGTCCAGAGACTGCACTAGACACTATACTAACATTTATGTCTGGTGTAAAAACTAGTGAGTTTCCTTTCTACTATTCCGATATGTTGCCCTGGGGAAGTCAGACATCGACTACAACATACACATTAGATCAAACAACTGAACGAGTATTTGAGTTCACTACTCAGTTTGACTTAACTGAAGTTAGCCATCGCGGTGTACTAGTTTACCTTACTGAAGGAACTGCAAACAAGACACAATTAACTGAGGGTCTTGATTATACTTTTGATATTGTTGAGCCTGCTGTTACACTAAACACAGCGGTCTCTCTAGCTATTGGTGACATCATTGAGATTATCGAATACTCAAATACGGATGGTAGTTTTGTTCCACCAACACCCACAAAGATGGGATTATACCCCAAGTTCCAACCTGCTATTACGCTTGATGACACTTACCAGACTGGTACAAGCACTGGCACTGGTCCGTTTAAGTTGTATGCTACCGCAGATTCAAGATATGAACAGCGAGCACAAGAGGTCAGTGGTTGGTTTTATCCACTATACACAACATTAGCTTCTGCACAAGCAGCAGACGTTAGTGGTGAGGCTCATTCACATAAGTTTGTAGGCAGCGACAGATTATTTTATATGCCAGCATCTACACAGAGCCACGGTGCAGTGGACAGTGATGCATATACTGAATATGCAAACTATACTCCTGTTATCCAGGGTCATGACGGCAGTCGCTGGATTGCGTATAAAGATCGCAGAGATGACATATTAATTGAGTTTGAAAAGCGTGTGTATAACAACATAAAAACTCAGTATGATCCAGCTACATTTGATCTTGCTGAAGTAGTTCCTGGTTATTTTAGAAGCACTTTTGCTGACCTAGAGCAAACAACACAGATTTATGCACAATACATTTCAAGTTGGGCACATAAAAATGCTGTAGATATCACAACTAACACAGTGCATGACATGGATAACTCCTTTACCTGGAATTACAGTAATGCCACTACTGTTGACAGCGACTCACGTATGCCAGGGTATTGGAGAGGCATTTACAAGTGGATTTATGACACTGAAACACCGCATCTAACTCCCTGGGAAATGCTGGGCATTTATCAGAAGCCTGACTGGTGGGATCAACGCTATGGTGTCGCGCCATATACTCGCGGTAACCGTGTTCTCTGGGAAGACCTAGAAGCTGGTAAAATTTACAATGCAGCAGGAAGAAACGCAACATTTACTGTTGATCCATATCGTGTGCGCCCTGGCTTAACAAACATTATTCCAACCAACGAACAAGGTCAACTTCTTGCTCCTAACCAGTTTTTAACTGAAGGTGCGCTATCCACTAACACAGAAAGAAGTTGGAGAATTGGTGATTATGCTCCTGTAGAAACAGCTTGGAGACGAAGCAGCGAGTGGCCGTTTGCAATGCAGATTATTGCTGCTCTAAAACGTCCAGCCAAGTACATGACACTGCTTTGGGATACCAACCTACTTGAGTATAGTGCAGAGTATGATCAAATTCTTCGTCGTTACAAAAGCTATAGACCTAACATTGCTGACTTTAAAGTTAATGGATTAACTTCTGCAAACTCAACAACTATTGATAGAGTCGAAGGATATAACCAGTTTATTGCTAACTTCTACAAGTACAAGAATTTAAGTTTAGAAACTTTAAAGTCAACAGTACAAAATCTAAAACTTAAACTAATGTATCCTGTTGGAGGCTTTACTGACTTATCGTTGTCCAAGATGATCATTGAGTCTACTAGCCCATCAAGTACTGGCAATAACATCTTTATCCCAGACGAAAACATGAAGATTTATCTTAATAAGAGTACCCCACTGGAGCGAGTATTTTACAGTGGTGTGAGTATTATTAAAAGACCGCTTGGGTATGAGATACGCGGTTATGATTCAAAGAATCCTTTCTTTAAAATTGTTCCTAGTCTTAGTAGTGACAAACAAAAAATAATTACAGTGGGAAATACTAGCACAGTAGTTTATGCAGACAGTCAAAACTATATTACAAGCATTCCTTATGGCACTGTTATTTCTAGTGTTCAACAGGTTTGCGACTTCCTAGTTGCTTATTCAAGATATTTAAAAGTTAAAGGATTTAGATTTGAAACTGTTAACAGTGCTGGCGTTACAGTTGACTTTGAGAACACTATTTCAGAATTCTTGTTCTGGACACAGCAAGGCTGGGGTAACAACTCGGTGTTTGGTGCAAGTCCTGCTTATGAAACACTGGTAGTCGACAGAGCACTAACCACTATCGATGATTTAAGTAAAACTGGATCACTTAAAAATACTGATGGTAAAGCAATTAGAGCAACACAATATAATGTAGAAAGAATTGACAACAGAACTGCTATCACAGTTGATGACAGTAAAAACTATCTTTATGCAGCACAAGTTGATCCAATCCAATACGAACATTACATTGTATTAGACAACACAACAATCTTTAATGACATCATTTATCAGCCTGAACTAGGAAACAGACAGGCCCGAGTTAAATTTATTGGCTCTAAGTCAGGTGGTTGGAATGGCACATTACACGCTCCTGGATTTATTATTAACAGAAATGATTTTGATATTTGGTATCAAAACACTGATTATAAAAAAGCTGATGTAGTAAGTCACAACACAAAATTATATGTTGCAAAAGATAATCACGAAGGAAAGTCTAAGTTTGACTTCAAAGACTGGCGTCCAGTGGATGACATGAAGACTGGCATGTTGCCAAACTTAACACAAAAAGCTGATAGATTCAACAAGTTCTATGACTTTAATGAAAGTAATCTTGAGGACAGTGTTGATATTGCAGCCAAAGGACAGATTGGATTTAGAAAAAGAGATTACCTGGATCAACTTGGGTTGGATGACGTTAGTCAGGTCAAGTTCTATCAGGGCATGATTAAGACCAAGGGCACACCCAACGTTATTGACAAATTAATTGGTGCTGATCTCAATAACTTAGATCAAGAAATTAACTTCTACGAAGAGTGGGGCTTCAGAGTTGGCGAATACGGCAGCATTGATAGTAATCAGGTCATTGAACTAATCATTGATGAAGCTCGTGCACAGGAAAATCAAACAGTGGTTCAACTGTTGGACAATAGCGACACAGCAGATTCGGATTATTATACATTTAAAAAGAAGGATATCCATAAGTTACCCAACAACTTTAGCAAAAACATCTTCTTTACTAGAAACACAAATGCTAAGAAAACAGACATTGTTGGTGCCGGACATCCAAGACTTGATGACGTAAATTACACATTATTTGATTTAAACAATATTGCGTCACTTGATGCTAACATAGATCGCATTGGTCGCGGCGCAACAATTTGGACAGCCAAGAACGACTTTGATTGGAATGTATACAGAGTTACAGAAATTGGTGTGGAAGTCAGCGAAGCAAAGCAAGACGCAAATGGGTTTATCACACTAACAACTACTGCTAACCACGGACTTGTTGAGAACGACATTGTTCTTATTAAAACAAGTAACCAAGTTGTGCGTGGATTTAAGTTTGTTGACAGTGTTGACTCGCCTAGAACATTTAACATAAGTGTTGGTGAACTAGAAATAGATGATATAACAAATCTTAGGTTGCCTATTTTTAAACTAGTAAGCTCACGCTTCACCAATGTATCAAGTATTGCTGATACTACTCCGCTTTATGGCTGGGATGAAAACGAAGTTGTATGGGTTGACTACGACCAAGAACAGAACTGGGCGGCGTTTAAAAAACAAGAGCCCTGGGATTTCGACACACTAATCTACAACATTGAAAGTTCTGGCAATGCCAATAATGGTTATAGTGTTGCTGTTGCTGATGACGAACTATCAGTTGTTTCTGGTGCACCAAACCAGGGCAATGGTGTCATTTATCCATACTTAAAAGACGAAAATGGAATTTATAATCCTGCTTCTACGCTAGTGCCAGTGACTATTGGTAACGATATATCTGAATTTGGTACTTCAGTTGCTGCTGGTAATGTATGGTTAGCAGTAGGTGCGCCGGCTAGTGATAGCAGTCAGGGATTTGTTGTAATTTACAAGAGATCACCAAGTGGACTTTATGAGATCAAACAGAATTTAAGAATTGCTAGTCCCGCAGGCGCAGATAAGTTTGGCTTTAAGGTAGCTATTAGTAAAAACGATAGATACTTGTTTGCAACAGCACCAGGCACAAACACTGTTTATTGCTACACATTGGTTAATGTTGGCACAGACAATGAATACACAGAAACAGTTGCTGGTACTGGATCAGAAACAAACTATACACTTGGATTTACGCCAAGTAGCATATACAGCATTCATGTTGTTGACGAAAACGACAAGCAGTATATCCCATATTTGGATTACACCCTAAGTGGTGCAGTGCTAACATTTACTACCGCCCCTGCTAACGGATTAGACATTGTGATTAGACAGAACAGTCACTATGTGCTAGTAGACACTATCACTGGCAGTGATTCAATGGCAGGCGATGAGTTTGGATTTAGTATTGATTCAGACACAGCAGGCGAGACACTGGTTATTGGTGCACCGTATGCAGATGTACCTGACCTTGATAGCACAGTTATTACAGATGCTGGTGAAGCATATGTGTTCCACCATATTGCAGAAAAGTTTACTGCCAACGGAACAGATTATCAGTTTACAGCCAGTAACACATTACCCAGTAACTTCTATGTTGAAGTGGACGGTGTAGCACAGGTTGCCGCATCTGGTTCTTTTGGTGGATTTGATAGTGATAGTAGTGCAAACCGCTATACAGTAAGTGGTAACACAATATCATTTAGATATATTCCTACTAGCGGAAGTGTTGTTAAGATTTACACTGGTAACTTTGTAGAGATGCAGAGATTAAATCAACTTAGTACTGACAACGAGCCAACTGACAATGAGAACTTTGGATACAGTGTGGGTATTGATGCCTACGGTGCTATTGTTGCTGTTGGTGGCCCTGGCGAAGATGAACTTAATCCTAACACTGGGTCTGCAAGTATCTTTATTGATGAAGGACTACGCTTTGGAAGTGTCACTACAGCAAGTACAGATGCGTCAACATTCAGTGCACAGTTTGATTCCATATTCATTGATGATTATGAAATTACAGTAGCTCTCAATGACAGTGCAGATTCAACTACACTAGCAGGCGAAATTAACGATGCTGCCATCACTACAGTAAGTGCAGTGGCAGTAAGTACTACTAACCTAACTATTACTGGCAGTGCTGGAGTTGTTAACAAGAAGCTCAAGGTACGCCCAGGAACTGGAACTACATTCCAAACCCTAGCACAAGTAGAGCCATTTAAGTTTACACAAAAGGTAAACCATCCACTACTAGCTGAGAACGAAAACTTTGGTAGAGTAATTGCATTTGACAAGCATATTCCAGCTAATGCAGTTGCTGAACAAAGAATGGTTATTAGCAGTGATAGAGCAAGCACAGAATTGCGCATGGGCATGGATCGTGACACAGTTACTACTAGTTCTACTTACAACGAGTTCACAACTACATTTGATGCTGATAGCACCAAGTTTATTGACAGAGTTACACAAAGTGGCGCAGCATACATTTATGATTTACTGGACAGTAGTGCAACACCTGGTGTTCCACAAAGCATTGCTAACCCGCCAAAGTTTGCATTTGGACAACAGATGCAAAATACACAGATTGATGAATTAGATCAGTTTGGTGGCAGCATGGTACTAAGCCGTACTAAACTATTTGTTGGCAGCCCAACAGACGATGTGTGGGCTTCAAATGCAGGAAGTTTTTATTATTTCCAAAATACCAATAATGACAGTACTTGGTTAAAGACCCGTGTGCAAACACCTAAAGTAGATCCTACGGTTATTAACCGCATTGTTACCTATAACAAAGTAAACAACGAGATAATTGATTTTGTTGATACTGTTGACATCTTTAAAAACAAACTACCTGGTCTTGCACAACAAGAACTTGATTACATTCTACCCATCGATCCAGCAACTTACAATGTAAGTTCAACACCTGATGCTGTAACATTCTCACAAACAGGCGGCTGGAACAATGAGAAGATTGGCAGAGTTTGGTGGGACTTGTCTACTTGCAGAGTAATAGAATACGAGCAAGGTGATATCGACTATCGTGTTCAACAATGGAACCAGTTCTTCCCAGGTTCAAGTATTGACATTTATGAGTGGACGGAGAGTGATGTTCTGCCAAGTCAGCACACAGACAGTGGCTTGCTAGGAACTCCCAAATTTACTGACGACAGCAACTATAGTACTTCACTTAGATATAACAGTTCTACAAATACAACAGTAACCAAATACTATTACTGGGTTACTGGGCTCAATGGGTTCCCCAATAATGAGCGTAGACAACTTAGCACAGAAAGTGTTCGTCAACTGATTGAAAATCCAATCTCTACAGGCGGCAAATACTTGAGTATTGTAGCGCAAAATACATTTGTCCTCAACAACATGGTAGACAGTTTTGCTGATAAGAATACTGTGGTAAGTATTAACTATGATGTTGTCAAGAACGAAGGAATACTACACACAGAATTTGATCTAGTCAGTGAAGGCGACCCTGCGCAGGCTATTCCACCAAGAATACAAAGTAAACTAATTGATAGTTTAGCAGGCGCAGATTTAACTGGTGCTGTTGTACCTGATACCACATTAAGCATCGGCGAGCGTTATGGCATTAGCATACGCCCACGCCAGACAATGTTTGAAGACAGACAGCAGGCACTAAAGACATTTATTGATTATTGTAATAAGGTGTTTATGACAACCCCTATTGCGAGACAGTACATACTGGATACACTGTTCTTAAGTGATCCTACCCCAACAAAAGCAAGCGGTGCTTGGGACAAAGAAGTAGCAGACATTACTACTAGAGACTTCTTAAACAAGTTAACTTTTGCAATTGGTTATAAAGTGCTAGTTGATTCAGACAGCACGGTTGGCGGTGATTGGACTATTTACGAACTAAGAGCAACTAGCACAGGACTCAGATACTGGTTCTTGTTACAGGTCCAAGGATATAATACATCAAGATACTGGAATTATTCAACCTGGTATGCTACTGGATTTGACAGTACAACTATTCCAACATATACAGTAGCAACTGAGCCAGATTTGGCAAGGTTAACTGCCAGCACTAATGAACTAGCCAAAGTCCGCAGTAACGATGACGGAAACTTTAGTTTCTTCCAGTACACTGACACTGGCGTTTGGCAGGAAGTTATTATTGAGAACGGTACTATTGAACTCAAGAGCACAATATACGACTATGCTAATGCAGCAAGCGGAAGTTATATTGGATTTGACAGTGGCGTATTTGACTTTGAAAAGTTTGACAGAGTGCCGCATCAGGAAGTTAGAAATATTGCAACAGCAATCTTCACTGATATCTTTAAAGACAATCTAGCAAGTAAACGCAATGAACTATTCTTTAGAATGGTTGAGTTCTCAATGCACGAGTTACATAGCAGTGGATTGGACTGGCTTATTAAAACTAGTTTCTTAAAAGTACTACACAAGGTTAGAAACTTATCACAGTACCCAACATATCAACTTGATAACTCAACCTTTATTGAAGAGTTTATCAATGAAGTTAAGCCATACCACACTAACATTCGCGAGTATACAGCAAAGTATGACGGTGATGACCAGTTCCAGGGCGATGTTACTGACTTTGATTTACATGCATTTTATGATAGCAGTACTGGTTACTTTAGAAAGTACAGCGGTGATTTTGCTGGCGATGAAGTTTCGAGAACCACAGGAAACACAGTTGATAAGCCCTGGGCAGACAACTACAGTTACTACCTAGACAGTGTTGTAATTTATGCAGCAGGTACTGGATTTACTGACAATCCTGTTATTACAGTTAGTGCGCCTGATTTAGAGTCAGGAACACAGGCAACTGTTACTGCGGTTACAAACGGCGATGTTATTATCCGTGTTAGAGTTACTAACAAAGGCAGTGGCTACACCAAAACACCAACTATTACCTTTAAGGGCAATGGAACTGGACTAACCTTACTACCAAGAATTAAAAACGATACTATTAGAGATTTTGATACAACTATTAAGTTTGACAGAATTACATATAGTTCAACAGTCCTGGACTGGGCTGCAAATACTGCTTATAACTACTTGGACTTGGTATCATACAACAACACCAACACTGGCAAGCAAGATGTATACCAGGTTAACGTTTCAGGTGGATTTACAAGCGGAACAACATTCAGTGTCGAAGATACCACTGGTGCAGTTGCTCTTGTAGTTTATGATGATGCTAATTTAGCAAGTGCTGCTGATAGAATTGCAGCCTACTATGCTCCAACTGCTGGAATGATTGGCGATGATTTGTCGTTGTTACAATCAGGAACAGACTACTTGGGTAACAAAGTAAGTGGTATTGGTTTTGACAGAGAGCCAGGATTTGATCAAGCAAGTTTTGACAACTTGGGCTTTGATGACTTTGATGTTGATGCAAACGGGCTAACAGTACTCAGCGGCGCAAGTGCTCTTGATACTACTATCTCAAGTACATTTACTGACATTGCACTAGGAACCCGCCCAGAAGATATTAACGTAGACGGCGGTGGATTTGTTGATATATATTCAAGCCACGCTCCAGAAGAAGTAGTGCCTGGTATTGTATTTGACAACCTGGACATGGAAGTTTACACTGACCCTAGTGACGATTATGATGGTGACGGCAATAGCTTTACTACAGTATCCCGTGTATATACTGCTAGTGGAACACAACAAACATTCTCCTATGCAGGATCTGCACAGCGTGATCTAGTTGACTACTTGGTAGTATACACTGGAAGCACCAGAGTTTATGACTTTACTGCTGACTATGAAAATAGAACAGTGTCGTTGTCTAGTGCACCAGCAGCAAACACCAATGTTTACATTTATGGCTACGGAGTTACTGGTGAAAAGATCACATACGAGCAGACATTTATCGGTGATGCTAGTACAGTTCAGTTTACACTTGGTATTAACTATACTAGATATACACAGAGCTTGGTGCTCAGAGATGGCATAAGTGTAGCACATACTATTGTCGACGGAACAGATGGAAGAATTGTTCTTACTACCGACGATGCTAACCCTAACGGGTCGCTAATTCATGTTATTATCAGCAATCGTGCTGTGGACAAGGCTGCATTTACTTACGGTGAAACACAAGAGATTACACTTACTAGCGGAACACTGATTTACAACTTAACTGAATCATTTACAGGATTTAGTAATCCAAGAACAGGCAATGCTATTGTTGAGTTAAACGGAACAAGACTACGTCCTGCTAATGCTGAATATTACACATTGGACGGATCCACGCTTGCTTATAGAACTCCAGTTACTGCTGGCGAAACAGTCGCCAATGTTGCAACAGGTGACATCCAGGTAACTAGAATTGATGCAGCAACTAATATTACATACAACTTGCTCAATGTTCAAGACTTTACAGTAACAAGTCAAGAAGATGTTGACAGCACCTTGTATTACAGAATAAACTTGTTAAGTGCTCACAACAGTGGCGACACATTAATAGTTTCAGTGCGCAACGCTAATGAATATTTCATTAATAGCAGCAATGAAATTAGATTAGGCAGTGGTGTAATTTTTGCTACTAACGACAAACTGCATGTAACCAGCTTTAACAACTATGATCCATTGCGTGTACACACAAAAGTTTATATTGGCACAGGATCAGAAGTTACACAGACTATCGATGACTTTGACAACAGCGGATTCGACAGTGTTGGATTTGATCTGTTAGCTCAAGGCGGACAGGCTGTTAACAAATTTGTACTAGATCGCATTCCAGCTAACACAAACAATCTTTGGGTTACACTGGATGGTGTAAGATTGCATGCTGGTGATTACGATATTGACGAAAGTGGAAGACTTGATTTAACTTCACAATCACTAACAGGAACAAGTGAAATTATTGTTACACACTTTAGTGAAAGAAATATAGAACCAACTGTAGGTTACAGAATGGTTAACGACATGTTGGGCAACTACGAATACTTTAGATTGTGTGCAGACGGCGCGACTAAACTTACACAAGAGGTTAGGCCAACTGATACTAAGATTTATGTGCAGGATGCAAGCAAACTACCACAGCCTAATCCAAATTCTAATGAACCAGGTGTAGCATATGTAGGTAACGAACGTATTACGTATTGGAGTATTGATTACACTAATAATTATATTACACAGATTAGGCGTGCCACAAACGGAACACGATTTGCAGGAACACACTTGATTGGATCAGAAGTATATGACACAACTGATGCACAGAGATTGCCAGCAACTAACACACATACACAAACCTGGTACACAGCAGGTGCGTCGACAGCGGCAGACGGCAATGGTATCCAGAGCGCAACAACAACAAATGCTAACTTCCTTAAAGCATGTGAGGCATTTGTTCCTAATTACTTGCAAGAATTCCAGAGTCCTAAGTATGTGGTAGATGAATATGTTGATGAAGGCTACGTAGCGGATTTGGAGTTATAACCGTTGATTATAATACCACATAAATACAAGAATAAATACACTAGTGAGATATTGAAATAATGGCTATTATACTTAGAAGCAGCAGAAGTGTTCCGTTAACCCATGCAGAATTAGATGGGAACTTTACTGATCTGAACACCAGAACTACTACACTAGAAGCAAACTATGTGAAAACAGTGAATGGCGTCAGCGCTTCTAGTAATGCACTTACTATTGGCACCACAAATATTACAGAAGGCACTAACTTATATTATACAGATACTAGATCAAGAGATAGTATTAGTATCACTGATGCTGGTGGTGACGGCAGTCTAGCATATAGTAGTGTCACTGGCGTAATAACATACACTGGCCCCAGTGCTAGTGAAGTCAGAGCCCACTTTAGTGCTGGCGAAGGCATTGATATTGCAGCTGGTGTTATTAGTGCTGAAGATGCAACAGCCAGTAACAAAGGTATTGCTAGTTTTAGCACAGATCACTTTGGTATTTCCAGCGGTGCAGTTACCTTGCTTGCAGACGGTATTGACGATACATTAATTGACTTTGGTACAGGAACAAATCAGGTTAATACTGCTGATATTCCTGAACTAACAAATTTATACTACACAGATGTAAGAGCAGATGCTAGGATTGCAGCCGCCAGTGTTGATGACCTCAACGATGTTAATACTACAGCCATTGCTCCTGTAAACAGTTATGTGTTAACCTGGGATGATTCTCAGGGATATTGGATGCCAGCGGCAGCCGCTGGTGCTGTCAGTGGTAACGATAACACAGTTACTAACTTAGGATCAGGAAGTCAAATATTCTCCAACAAAGTTGGTATTGATATTAGATTAAGATCCTTAACTCAAGGTACCGGTGTTACACTAACACAGAATACCAATGACATTGAAATAGCAATTAGCTCAACTCCAACATTTACTAGTCTTACTACAGACGGTATTACTATTAATGACAACAATATTAGTACAACACGAAGCAACGACAATCTAGTACTGGATCCAAGTGGTACCGGTGTTGTTGAAGTGCGCGGCACGTTATCAGCAACTTCACTATCAGGAACACTAGCAACTGCGGCACAAACAAATATTACAAGCATTGGCACCATGGCAGCAGACTTAACTATTGGATCAGGTATTGACATAGTTATGAACACCAGCGGCAGTGCCCACACAATTACAACTGCTACAGGGTCTAGTGCAAGAACACATACATTGCCAGACGTATCTGGAACAATTATCAATACTGGTAACCTTGCTAGTATTGTAACCACTGGTGCGCTTGACTCTGGCAGTATTACCAGTAATTTTGGTAGCATTGATGTCGGAGCAAGTGCAATTAGTGGCGGGGCATTAACAGTGAGTTCTGCTGTTATTGATAACATTACTATTGCTGATAATAATATTACATCAAATATTACTAATGCTAATATAGTATTACTTCCAAATGGCACTGGTATTGTTGAAGTTAGAAGCCAAATTAGTGCATCTTCAAACAGAATTACTAATGTTGCAGACCCAGCCGCAGCACAAGACGCTGCAACTAAAGCGTATGTTGATGCAAGAGCGAGCAGCGGTGCAACAATCTTTACAATTGCTGGAGATAGCGGAGCTAACGATACTATTGCAATTCAAGACACACTAACTTTTCAAGGCACTGCTAATGAAATTAGTACTACAATAAGTGCAAACAAAGTTGCTATCGGTCTACCAAGCAATGTTACTGTTGGGAACAACCTAACCATTGGCGGTGACTTGACAGTTACTGGAACCACAATTACAACTGGTGCAACTAACTTGAGCGTTGCTGATCAGTACATCTACCTAAACACAGGTGATGCGATTGGTGAAGCAGGCACCACCTTTACAGGTAGTGGTCTAGACGATGCTGTGTATCATGGCTATTTTGAAGGATCAACTACAACTAATTATTATGTACGAATTGATGCTACAGGCACTCCAGACACATTTGAATGGAGCAAAGACAACTTTGCTACAACAGAAGCAACAGGTGTAGCAATTACAGGCGCAGAGCAAGCACTGGATAACAACATTACTATCGAGTTTCTTGCAACAACTGGACACACCATTGGTGATGTTTGGGACGGAACAGCAAGTCCAATTGCAGAAGATGCAGGAATTTGGGCAAACGAAAACAACGGCACAGGCAAATATGGTTACACACATGTTGGTATCTACTGGGATCAAAGTGAAAGAACTTGGAAAGCAATTAGCAACTACACACTAGAACCAGCTGGAAATATTAACGTTGGTGCAGCAGAATTTGAGTATGCAAAGTTTGAAGCAGGCGAGTTTATTAGCGGATCGTTGGTTATTAGCGGCACAGAAATTAAAACAACTGTAAGTAATCAAAGTTTAGAACTTGCAGCAAACGGCACAGGAACAATTCAACTACAAAGCAATGCAATGCTAACTGCACAAAGCGACCTACGTTTTGCAGATGCAGACAGTAGCAACTGGGTAGCATTCCAAGCACCAGCAACAATTGCAAGTAATGTAACTTGGACACTTCCAGCAGCAGATGCTTCTAGTACTGGGTATCTACTAAAAAGTAATGCTAGTGGTGTACTAAGTTGGACAGACGAAATTCGTCAAACAGCACAAAGCGGCTCTACAAATTATAAAATTCTTTTCAGCGGTACCGCCGGTGATGCTAGTGGCGCTTTTAAAGCTCAAATTGATTCAGGTACCGGGCAGTTTACTTATAATCCTGGAACCAATACACTAACAGCCGCAGTTTTCTCTGGCAACTTAACTGGAAATGTTACAGGAGACGTCACAGGTGATTTAACAACTGATGGCATTTCAATTACTGATAATAACATTATCTCAACCCGCAGTAATGATAATATTAATTTAATAACAGCAGGAACAGGAAAAGTTGTAGTTCATGGAAATGTTGTTGCAACCTTATTTGAAGGTGAAGCAACATCGGCACAATACGCTGACTTGGCAGAAATGTACGTTCCAGATGCAGCATATCCAGCTGGCACAGTAGTTACTATTGGAGGAGGAGCAGAGATTACATATTGTACTCCAACTAATATTCCAGCAGGTGTTATTTCAACTGCTCCGGCGTATTTGATGAACAGTAAGTTAGAAAACGGCGCCCCTGTTGCACTAGTTGGTCGAGTGCCAGTTAGAGTTGTTGGTGCAGTTACTAAAGGACAAGTTGTTAGAGCAGACCTTAACGGGGTAGCAAGCGCAACAGCAGATGGTGAACGTGTGGGCATTGCTCTTGAATCAAGTGACAATACTGGCGAAAAACTTATTGAATGCATGTTAAAGGTATAGTATAATGCAAGAGAATGAAAAAGAGAACATGGAAAATTTAGAAAACCAGCAGCCTACATCTCCGCTTAAAGAACAAGGCGGCGTAATGATAGAAGGACACATTCGTATCTTTGATCCAGAAACTGGAGAAGATATTGTAAACAAACGCAATGCTATTCATTATGAGAATATGAGTGAAGCATTGGCGCTGAGTGTGGCTAACAAGACAACAGGATTTGCACATGAGATTGCATTTGGCAATGGCGGCACCAACGTTGATCCAACTGGCGTTATTACATATTTGCCAGCTAACTCAACAGGACAAAATGCAAGTCTTTATAACCAAACATATTATAAAGTGATTGATGACAATTCAAGTCTCAACACCGACCCAGGAAGAAATAAAATCACAGTAAACCACGTTAGTGGAAATATCTACAGTGATATCGTAGTTAGTTGTTTACTAGACTACGGTGAGCCAAATGACCAACAGGCATTTGACAATACTAGTAATTTTAATGATACATATACATTTGATGAGCTAGGACTAAAAAGTTGGATTGGAACTGTTAACACTGGTAAGTTACTTACTCATGTTGTTTTCCATCCTGTGCAAAAAAGTTTGAACAGATTGATACAAATAGATTATACAATCCGTATTCAAACTCTAACAAATTTAACTAGTTTATAAACACTATGTTTAATATACTAGATAAATAAAGTTAAGTTCATGGAGAATAATTAGAAATGGCATACACAGTCAATAAAACAAACGGTTCAGTGTTAGCAACAGTATCAGACGGTACTATTGATACTACTACTGATCTCGTATTAGTAGGTAAGAACTACGCAGGCTACGGTGAGTTCCTAAACGAGAACTACGTAAAACTGCTAGAAAACTTTGCAAACACAACTGCACCAGCAGCACCGCTTGCTGGACAGATGTGGTGGGACACCAGTGGTAACCTACTTAAAGTTTATAACGGAACAGCATTTAAAACTGTTAGTTCAAGTACAGCTTCAGGCAGTGCACCAAGTAACAGTGTTACTGGTGACCTTTGGTGGGATACCACTAACGGGCAGCTAAAAGTTTATAACGGTTCATCTTTTACAACTATCGGACCAGCATTCACAAGTGGCACAGGAACTAGTGGTGCTATCGTTGAAGTTGTTGCTGATACCGGTGCAACTGATCACGTTGTAATCAAACTTTACGTTAGTAACACAGTTGTTGGCATTATTAGCAAAGACGCAACATTTACACCACAGAGTGCAATTTCAGGGTTTACAACAGTACTTCCTGGTTTACAACTTAGTTCAACAGTAACTGGTGCTAAACTACAAGGCACATCAACTGATGCAGACGCACTTGGCGGCGTAGCAGCAGCAAACTATCTCCGTAGCAATGCTAGTGACAGCACAACAGGCACATTGAGTGTTGTTAATGACACTGCACTTATTATTGGTGCAGACGGCGATTTAACAATCGACGTTAACGGATCAAGTAATCCAGTATTAACAAACACTAACACGAATGGTAGTATTGTACTTGCTCCAAACGGAACTGGAACAGTTGACGTTAGCAGTAAGAAAATTACAAGCCTAGCAACTCCAGTAGCAAGCACAGATGCCGCAACAAAAGCATATGTTGATACTACAGTTAGTAGCGACGGATCATTAAAAGCAGACGGCAGTGTTGCACTAGCTGGTATTCAAAGCCCAGATGCAAACAACACACGTGACTTTGGAACAAGTTCACTACGTTATGCAACTGTTTATGCAACAACGTTTAACGGTACTGCATCTTCAGCACAATACGCTGACGTTGCGGAAAACTTTAGTGCTGATGCATCTTATACCCCAGGTACAGTGGTTGCACTAGGCGGCGTAGAAGAAATTACTCGTGTAAACGATGAACTTGCAGACAACGTCTTTGGTGTGGTCTCAGACAAGCCAGCATACTTGATGAACGCTGCACTTGACGGAACAGCGGTTGCTGTTGCTGGACGAGTACCAGTTCAAGTAGTTGGTCAGATAAATAAAGGTGATAGACTTGTTAGCGCAGGTAACGGTCTAGCCAGAGCAGCACAGCCAGGGGAAGCAACCTCATTCAATGTAATCGGCCGTGCAATTCAAACAAAATCAACATTTGAACAGGGCACAGTAGAAGCCTTTGTAACAATTAACTAAAGGAATTATTATAAATGGCATATACAGCTGGGGATACAATCCTCGACTCACACTATAACGGTTTTGTTACGAGTGTTAACGCAATTTGGGGCACAGGTACTGGTGTTCGCGGACTGGGACAAAGCACTGTAATTAGCGCAGTGTCAGCTGGTAACACAGTTACAGCTTCACAATGGGCAACACTTTTAACCAGACTTAAAAGCATTAGTAGTCATCAGGGCAATAACGGTAATATTACTATTGATAGTGTAACTAACCCTAGTGCAACTGATTCTATTGCAATTGTTGCTAACTTGGCAACAGATATTGCTACACTTGATACCAGTGCGGCCGCTGGAACAAATGCTGCTGGTTTTGGTACACCAATTACAGCTACCAGTACATCAAGCGGTACCTTTACAAACACAATTACCCACACACAAACATTTACCTTTGCTAGTGCAGACGAAATGCGTTACTATTTTAACTCAGGTGGTAAAATTGAACTTAGTTGGGGTCTTGCTGGCGGAACTTCTGATACAAAATACGACAACTGGGTATCACTTGCTTCAGATTGTGGTACGTATACATTGTTTGGTAGAACCAGTGGTAAAGTTGGTGGCGGTGGAAACACTCCAACACAGATGACAACTGGTTTTGATGGTCTTACCGGCACACCGGCTTCGATCTTCAAACAACTGGAAGACACTAGTCCATATACAGCCAACTATATTCAGATTAATGGCAGTGTTTCAGGCGCAGTTCTTACTTTCACAAGTCTATGGAAAGACGATGCGGCTGATGAAGTAAGTTGGAACAAGGCCATCTATAACGTTCTTGACCAAGTTGATGGAACAAAGACATCAACATTTACTGCATCACCAGCTGCTACAACACATATTGCAGCTACATGGGGATCACCTACTTGGTCACAGACTGTTAATAGTGAAACCTAAATAATAAAAAAACTTAAACAAGTTGACAGGGCCTTCGGGCCCTGTTATACTGAGTGCATGATACTAATCTTTACTAGGAACTTTCAACATGGAAAACTTTGAAGAGTTTGCACGACAACGACTTGATCATAATAGACAACGGATATCCCTTAAAGAGCAACAAGAGCAACGACTAACACTGGCATACGCTGGTGGAATGTTTCTTGTAACCACTGAACTAATGGCGTTACTTGCTACTTGGCCAGAGAATGACATCCTATATCTAGTAGATTCATATGAAAATCCTGTAGAGATTGTAGATGCTACTGATATGCTGGTAGCATGTAGACAACGCTGGTATGAAGTAATGAACGATTGGCACAATCAATATCAGGAACTTAAAAAAGTTCGTAGAGTAGGTCAACTAAGTGAGTAAAGGCGCACTATTACTTGCCACGCCACATGATACTATAGATTATATAGGTTTTGCTAAACTTGCTGCAAAACTAGTGGAAAAGCATCTGGGTATTGACACGCACATACATATCGGTGAAGCACGGCCTGGAAACATCCGTGCGTTTAAATGGCACGATGGCACAATAGACCGTGTGCAGTGGTTTAACTCAGATCGTCCGCTGGCATATGATTTGTCGCCCTTTGAAGAAACACTGTTAATAGACGTAGACTATATGACTTTTAATAATCAACTCAAAGATTACTTTGGAGGCAATCACGAGTTTTTGTGTTATGACCGTGTATGGGATGTTACTAATACTAATAGTTTCCGTAGTGATGCAACTATGACACGAGCAGGCCATCCCATGCTGTGGGCAACAGTTGTTTATTTCCGCAAGTGTGAACTAGCATACAACATATTTGAAATGATGAAGAATATACAAACTAACTGGCGATACCATTGTAAATTTTGGGGATTTCCAGGAAGTAAATATCGTAACGATTTTAGTCTTACGCTCGCTCATCAACTCATGCAGGGATATGATCAAGGCACAACATTTAATCACCCAATGCCAAGTTTAAGCACCATGGATACAATTTATAAAGCACAGGGCAGTGAGTTGTTTATCAAGTATATGTATGACGGATCTTACAATGCATTAAAGATTAAGGATACAAATCTGCACATAATGAACAAAGCCTGTTTAATGGATCCAGAGATCAGGGGCGAGTTAGAACGATATGCTTCTTAAGTATGAAGATTTATTTTCAGTAGATTCCGACAATAATGTGATATTAACCATCCCTGCTGAAATATTAGAGACAAGCGGATGGGAACAAGGTGATGAATTAACTGTTGAAGTGATAAACGGAAGTATATGTTTAAGAAAAAAGTAGAACCACAGGGCTGGTTAACATTTGCACAGAACAGTGACACAGTTAACTATGTTAATCAAGCATACTTGCTGGCGTTGAGTGTTAAGGCTACCTGCACTATAAATAAGTTTGCAGTAGTAATAGATCATGACTCTGCACAAACACTAACAGACAATCAGCGCCGGGTATTTGATTATATTATTGAAGTGCCCCGGCAGGAAAATCCTTTCGCAATCGAATGTCAGGCATGGAGTTTAACTCCTTTTACAGAAACGTTTAAGGTAGAATCAGATATGCTGATCCCCAGAAACATTGATCATTGGTGGGCTGGCTGTAGAACAAGTGATGTAGTAATGACATCCAAGGTGAGAAATTATCAAGGAAAAATAAGTAATACTAGGTATTACAGGAAGTTTTTTGATGCTAATAGTCTGGCTGATGTTTATAATGGTTTTATGTATTTTCGTTATTCCGGGGATAGCAAAGAGTTTTTTAATCTTGCAACCAGGACTCTTGAAAACTTTACTGCTCTTAGAGATGGTGTGCTTGATCATTGTTTTTATGACACACCTGATACTGACGTTATATTTGGCATTGCTGGCACCATCTGGGCCAGCGGAAATAACATCAGTGACCATGCCCATGCCCAGCAAACCGGGGTCGCTCAACAGCCTATCGGGCCATTGAGTTATCCAACCTTTGTCCACATGAAAGGTGCTATTAATGGTTGGAAACCAGACTGGGATTGGCGCAACTCTGTTAGATGGACGTTAACCAACGACTTTGATTTTGTAGTAGGCGGATACGCACAGCATTACCCCTTCCACTATTTCCAGAAAGATTTTTGCACTGAAGAATTGATAGGTAGATATGAACAACGACTTGGAATCTAATCCATTTTTACAGGCATTTGCGCTTGTGGAATCCAATCCAGTTATTGACACTGAACGGAGATTAAAGTACAATGTAGAAACTGGTGAGTATAAGATTGAAGATGCTAATACCGTTCCTGTTAACGAAGTCTGGGAAGAAGATTACATTATAATATCACAAGACACAGCCCTGCGCAATACTATTGATCATAGAATTATTGATGGCAAGATTACTTGGATTGATACTAGTGTACAAACACACTGGCAAGATCCGCCGCCTGCACTAGTATTAGAAAATAATCCATATTTTTGTATTAGAGAGTTGCCTGATGAATCAAGTTGAAGATAGGTTTAATGTGGAGAGTGACTCAAAGTATCAGATTCTTAGGCCATTTTCATGTAATATTGTAAAGACTGTAATGAGCGCAGAACTACAAACTGCAATGTGTTCTGCATTCCAGCAACACAGTGATGATCCTAATCCAGTTAGTGAGCATGAGGATAACAGTTATGGCCTTGCTGGAAACATGCACAAAGAATTTATTTTTTCAGCAGATACTATCGGAGATAAAACACCCCTGCTTACTGGTTGTTTAACAGATCTCGCCAGTCAATTATATCATAGTAGTATTAATACCGAATGGCAATATAAACGAGATATTGTAACTCCACTGCACAGAGAAATGATTGAAGAAAATTTAAAGAGTATTAATCTAAACGTAAATATATATGACGTCTGGGGCAATATTAGTGTGGCGGGTGACTTTAATCCTCCGCATACTCATAGTAGAATGATGAGTGGGGTTGGGTATTTCCGTCTGCCAGATGATATTGAACAAGAATGGTTAGCAGAAGATCATGATCCCAGTGCTGGCATGCTTAATTTTTGGGATGGTAGATCACAGTCATTAAGCCTAGCACAGTTCAGAGTTAAACCGAAAGTAGGCGACATTTATATTTTCCCTGCTTGGTTAAACCATAGTGTTCATCCATTCCGTAGTACTGGAGAACGCTGGAGTTTTAGTTTTAATTGCACTGTCATGAATATGAATAATGATGTAGTGTTAACAGATGAACAGAAAACAAAGTTAAGGAATGAAAATGCTAGTTGACGTTGCCGACATGGACACAATTTATCTAAGTTACGATGAACCAAAGAAAGAAGAGTTCTGGGTTCAAATACAAAACATTGTTCCTTGGGCTAAACGAGTAGATGGAGTTGAAGGTTCAGATGCAGCACACAAAGCCGCAGCCGCAGCCAGCGACACTGAACGCTTTATTCTCATTGACGGCGATAATATTCCTGATGCTGGCTTTTTTGACTTACAGTTAGATATTAAGTCTGAGCATGATGATTGTGTGTTCCGTTGGAAAGCTCGTAATTCAGTTAACGGACTTATGTACGGCAACGGCGGACTTAGTTGCTGGACTCGTGAGTTTATCAATAACATGCAAACACACGAAGCAACTGATGGTTCAGACGAAACAGTAGTTGAGTTTTGCTTTGATAGCAAATACATTCCCATGAATAATGTTTATTCAACTACCCATCCTAATGGCAGTGCACGACATGCATGGCGAGCAGGATTTAGAGAAGGTGTTAAGATGTGTCTTAACAAAGGATACAAGCCTACTCTAGAAGAATTCCACAAACAAGTTCATGCTAAGAACTTTGACAAATTGTGTATTTGGCAAAGTGTGGGTCAAGATAGCGAATACGGGTTCGAAGCAATGGTGGGTGCAAGGTATGGCACCTACAAGCTAATGTGTACCGATTGGGATTGGCATGAAGTCAGAGACTTTGCAGCGTTGGATCGTCTCTGGGAAGAACATTATTACACAGTGGATGAATACCAGGAATGGGGAGCAATTCTTAGACGAAAATTATTGCTCCCCATTGTTGACTATACCGGAGACGAGAGTCGATTCTTTAAACACTATTACAGTCAGACCTATCATGAACATGACCCAATGACTACAGAACTAGAAGTTATTAGGAGGATTGAAGGGTGGTAACTTGTTATGAGTGATTATCTAGACGATGCACAAATAGCCAAAGCAAAACTAGCCGGAGTAAGCGGTAGTTTCTGTTTGGCTAAATGGAAGCAAACAAGTCTGCACTTAACCACAGGACACACCAACAGTTGTTACCATCCGCCATTGCATAAGATTCCAACAGAGCCTCTTGCGGATAATCCAAGTGCTTTGCATAATACTGCACACAAGAAACAAAGTCGTCTGGAAATGATGGCTGGCACAAAGTGTACAGATTGTAACTACTGTTGGAACATAGAAAAGCAAGGTGCTTTAAGTGATAGACATTACCGCAGTGGTGAGCCCTGGGCAATGGAATCGTTTGATGAAATTGTTGCTAATCCACTAGTAGACGTTAATCCTAGTTATGTAGAAGTAAACTTTAATAATGCATGTAACCTAGC